TCAAACTGCAATTAATGCTGTTGACAGACTTATGGAACATAAACATAAAGTAGATAACAAAAATGTAATAAAGGATCAACAACAACCAAAGGAGTAGTAAATGATAGACCCAACGCTTGAGCTATTAATCAGTAGAATAGCTGAAAGACGCAAAGAAGTATTAGGTTCAATTGCTGAAGGTTCTGCGAAAGATTATGCGCATTACCAATCTGCTGTCGGATATATACGGGCTTGCGATACCATACAAGGTATTATTGCTGACATTATAAATACGATGGAGAACTCAGATGAGTGAACAAATACTCACAATGAATAAAAATTTAGTTGACGCTAGTGGTCGACCAATTATTATTCCAACAGTTGATGCAGTAGATGCAGAAGATATACCGATTGAAGAACGGGGTTTACAGTTACCAGAACCTAAAGGATACAAAATACTTTGCGCAATTCCTGACGCCGCAGAAACTTATCAAGGCGGTATTGTAAAAGCAGATTCAACTAGAACTATAGAAGAACACTCAACTGTAGTCTTGTTTGTAGTAAAAGTAGGTGACCTAGCTTATAAAGATGAAGTTAGATTTCCTACAGGTCCATGGTGTAAAGAAGGTGATTTTGTTTTAACACGCGCATACGCGGGGACTAGATTTAAAATTCACGGAAGAGAATTCCGCATCATAAACGACGATACAGTTGAGGGGGTTGTTGCAGATCCTCGCGGCTATACTCGCGCATAAGGAGTAATATATGGCTGACGTAAAAGATGGAGATATTGTTTTTGAGTATCCAGACGACATAGAAGTTTCAGGAAATAAATTGCCTGATGAAAAAGAAGTTTCCATAGAAACACAAGCAGAGGACATTGATCTTGAAATTACAGACGATGATATTCCCGCCGCTGATAGAGGTAAAGAACCCTTACCTAAAGAAAAAGTAGACGAATTAGAAAATGACAATTTAGAAGATTATTCTGAACGTGTTAAACAACGTATGGCACAGCTTAAAAAAGTTTGGCATGACGAAAGACGTGCTAAAGAATCTGCTGATCGCGAACGTGAAGAAGCAATTAAATATGCAAAACAAATTTCTGATGAGAATAAAAAGTTAAAAACAACTTTAAGTTCTGGTGAAGAAGAGTATATTAAAGCTGTAAGTAATTCATTAGAACATCAGTTATCTATTGCTAAACGAGACTATCGTGAAGCTTATGATTCTGGTGATACTGATAAGATTATTGAAGCTCAATCTAAGATGAATGATACTCAAATGCGTTTGTCTCAGATGCAACAATATAAGCCTCAATATAAAAACACTTTACAAGAACCTGAAAAAGATGTATATATACAGGAAACTAGGCCTCAAGTTCCAAAACCAGATTTAAGAGCTTTAAATTGGCAAGAAAAGAATGACTGGTTTGGTAAAGACGAAGAAATGACAAGTCTTGCTTTAGGGGCACATGAAAAATTAGTTAGAAGTGGTATAGATCCCACATCTGACGAATATTATCGTCGTATTGATAGTACGATGCAGAAACGATTCCCAGAACACTTTGGGGATGCAACGCTAGACGAGGACCAACCCGCCCAGCGCACAAAACCTTCGACTGTAGTTGCTCCGGCAACGCGTAGTACCGCGCCTAAAAAAGTACGATTGACGAAGACACAAGTAGCGTTAGCCAAGAAATTTGGTATAACACCGGAACAATATGCAAGAGAAACTTTAAAATTGGAGAATGCAAATGGATAATACAAACAGAACAGATCGTGAAATAGATACAAGAGAAGACTTTCAACGTGCAGACAGCTGGAAACCTGCCTCCCTATTACCTGAGTTTAAAAAGGTACCTGGATGGGCATACCGTTGGATCAGAACTAGTCTATTAAACGAGGCTGATAATCTAAATGTTTCTTCAAAAATGCGTGAAGGATGGGAGCCCGTTAAATTAGCGGACCACCCTGAAATGAGAATAATGGTTGACCAAAATGCTCGGTTTAAAGACGGAGTTGAAATTGGTGGACTATTATTATGTAAAATTCCAGAAGAGTTTGTTGAACAACGTAAGGCCCACTATGCAAACATAGCGAAACAACAAGCCGAAGCAGTTGACAACAGCTTTATGAAACAGAATGATCCTCGTATGCCTCTTTTCTCAGATAAGAAAGCTACATCGTCATTCGGTAAAGGTAAATAACACAAAGGAGACATATTATGTCAGCAACAGCAACCCCGTACGGCTTAAAACCCGTAAATGAAATCGGCGGTCTACCATATGCTGGTAGTACACGTCAGATCAAGATTGCTTCCGGCTACGCTTCAAATATATTCTACGGTCAAGTAGTTTCTATTGTAGCAGCAGGTACAATCGAAGTAGTAACAACAGTTGGATCAGCAGCATCACCGTTCCCAGCTGGTACAATAGGCGTTTTTGTAGGTTGCACTTACACTAACCCAACAACAAAGCAATTAACATTCTCACAATACTTTCCAACTGGAACAGTAGCAGATGATGCTATGGCTTACGTTGTAGACGACTACAATACTTTATTCCAAGTTCAAGCAGCTGGTTCACTAGCTCAAGCTACACTTGGTTCTAATGCCGTTTTAAATGCGGCTCAATCAACATCTACAGGTTCAACAACTACCGGTAATTCAAACACAGCACTTAGTACTACAGTGGCTACTACTTCTGGTATTGCGTTCCGTATTGTAGATTTTGTTGAAAGCACAACATCAACAGTGGGTGATGCATATACTGACGTCTTGGTTAAATTTAATCCAGTCGCTCATTCATACAACAACCCAACTGGTATCTAAGGAGAATAAAACATGGCTATTTCACGCGCACAGCTCCTTAAAGAGCTCTTACCAGGACTAAATGCACTATTTGGTTTAGAATATAAACGTTACGGCGAAGAACATAAAGAACTCTACGAAACAGAGACTTCAGAACGTTCATTCGAAGAAGAAACAAAACTTTCAGGCTTTGCGGCAGCACCTGTTAAAAACGAAGGCAATGCCATCGCTTACGACAATGCTCAAGAAGCTTTTACTGCTCGATACAATCACCAAACTATCGCTCTTGGCTTTTCTTTAACAGAAGAAGCTGTAGAAGATAACTTGTATGACACATTATCAGCACGTTACACAAAGGCTTTAGCTCGCGCTATGGCTTACACAAAACAAGTTAAGGCTGCTGCAGTTCTTAATAATGGCTTCACTAATTCAGCACAGTATTACGGTGGTGATGGTGTTCCATTGTTCTCTACTTCACATCCAACTGTTGGTGGCGGCGTAAATAACAACACTCAAACAACTCCTACAGACTTGAACGAAACAGCACTAGAAAACGCTGTTATTCAAATCGCTGCTTGGACTGATGAGCGTGGTCTTTTAATTGCTGCTCAACCACGTAAGTTAATAGTTCCACCAGGTAATCAGTTCGTTGCAACTCGTTTGCTCGAAACTGAACTTCGTGTTTCTACAGCTGACAATGATATCAATGCTATTAAGAATAATGGTTCAATTCCAGAAGGTTACACAATTAACCATTACTTGACAGACAGCGATGCATACTTCTTAACAACTGATGTACCTAACGGCATGAAGCACTTTGTGCGTACTCCGTTATCTACTTCTATGGATGGCGATTTTGACACAGGCAATGTTAGATACAAGGCTCGTGAGCGTTATTCATTCGGTTGGTCAGATCCTCTCGGTATGTGGGGCTCACCAGGCGCTTAATTGCGTTTGGCTAAGTAATACCAGATTAACCCAGTTTCGGCTGGGTTTTTCTTTGCCTGCAATTCATGATTTTACGTATTCCACAGGCAAATCTTCGGAGTAATATGTAGTTATACACACGGTGTGTATATCTTTTAAAAGGAAATTATTATGTGGACAACTCCAGCAGCAACTGAAATGAGATTTGGCTTTGAAGTAACTATGTACGTAATGAACAAGTAATGATTATCGTAACAGACTGTTATTAAATTAGGGGCTTCGGCCCCTTTTTGCTGTATAATACTTGCAAATAGTATGCATTCATGTATTATTTGAATATCCGGGTATATCCGGTTTATTAGACTGTCCCGGCAGACGCATATAAGACTAATAGACTTAACTCTATATGGAGAAAATCAAATGGCTAATACAACCTTTTCGGGCCCAGTCACGTCAACCAATGGCTTTATTACAGGTACAGGCGTTAATTCAACAGTTACAGCAGCAACATTAACCGTTACAGCAGATGCTTACAATGGTCAAACAATCAATTTATCACGTGCAGCAGGTATTACAGTTACACTACCAGCAGCTACAGGTTCAAACGCTGTTTACACATTCGAAGTTGCAACATCAGTTACATCTAATAATAATGTAATTCAAGTTGCTAACGCAACAGACGTCATGAACGGCTTTTCATCAGTTGCCGGTACTACAGGCTCTGTATTCAGTACTCTCCCAGCTTCAGATACTATTACTATGAATGGCACAACTACAGGCGGTTTAATTGGTTCTTACGTTCAAGTTACTGATCTTGCAGCTGGCTATTATTTAGTACAAGCGTCTTTAATAGGTTCTGGTACACCAGCTACACCATTCTCTGCAGCTGTAAGTTAATTAATCACTGGGGGCGCCTAGCCCCCTTACTAAATAAAGGAGATTAATTATGATGCAAACAGATGTTTTAGTTAGTGCGGTATTAACCGCTGATGGGCAATTTACAAACGCAGCTGGAACAGCTGATATTACAAGATGTCGAGTAAAAGCTGTATATATAATTCCATCAGCCACAGCAGGTAGTGTGGTATTTAAAGATGGTGGAACAAGTGGTACAACTATTATGACGCTCAATACCGTAGGATCTGTAACTGAACCTACCTATTTATTATTTCCAGGCGAAGGTGTTTTATTTACCACCAAAGTTTATGCGGATGTAACTAGTATAGGTTCGGTAACTATTTTTTATGGCTAAAAAAGGAGTATCCTTAGCAATCGGACGTGGTGAGAAGCTCCCTGTGTCTAAAGGCGCAGGTCTTACCGCTAAAGGTCGTGCAAAGTATAACGCAGCTACTGGGTCAAACCTAAAGGCTCCTCAACCACAAGGTGGCGCTCGTAAGAAGTCGTTTTGTGCTAGGATGTCTGGTATGCCTGGTCCTATGAAAGATGAAAAAGGTAGACCTACTAGGAAAGCCGCATCACTAAAAAGGTGGAAATGCTAATGAGTACAGAACGAGAACTTGCCGAACATGGCGTTGAAATTAAACACATTCAAACAGACGTAGACACTCTTATGGAAGATATGAACGAGTTAAAGAAAAGACTTGATGCTATTGAGTCTGCCCTTAACGAAATCAAAGGTGGTTGGAAAGTATTTATATTTATTGCGGGGATAGCTTCAGCAGTTGTAAGTTGGGTAGTCACACATTGGTTTAAGTAGGGGATACTATGAAATCATTTATAGATAAAATATTTAAAAAAAGGAAACCTGATGCTGAACAAATTGAAGAAAATAAAGAAATACTTAGCGAACAAATTGAAGCAAGTATTAAAGAACGTATAGATCAAAATAAAATTAATATGGAAGAAGTAGAAAAAGAAATATATAAAAAACCAGGTCATTACTTTCCAGACTGTAATTGTGTTAAGTGTGTAAGGTGGAGAAACCAAAATGCCTAGTAAGTCGAAAGCGCAACATAACTTAATGGCAGCAGTAGCTAACAACCCAGCCTTTGCTAAAAAAGTTGGAATATCAAAATCAGTAGGAGAAGAGTTTATGAAAGCAGATAAAACTAAGAAGTTCGGATCAGGTGGATCACTAAAAGCAGTAGATTCAAGTGACAATCCTGGATTATCAAAATTACCAACGGAGGTTAGAAATAAAATGGGCTACATGAAAAAAGGCGGTATGGCTAAAAAAGGTATGCATAAAATGGCAGACGGAAAAATGATGAAAGATTCTGATATGCCAAAAATGAAAATGGGTGGCATGGCTTATAAAGAAGGCGGTAAGTTAGACATGGCTCAAGATAAAAAGATGGCTAAAAAAGCTGTTGGCATGCACGAAAAACAACTTCATGGTGGTAAAAAGTCAGACTTAGCTAAGCTTAAAACTGGTGGTATGGCTAAATGTGCTTCAGGCGGTAAAGTATCTCAATTAGCAAAAGCTAACGGAGTTGCTACTAAAGGTAAAACAAAAGGTACTATGGTTGCTATGCGTAGTGGTGGCAAAACTAAAGCAAAGATGTGCTAAGGAGAATATTATGGCAAAATTAAAATATATAAACAATAAGCCTACGTTTGTAGATGAAGATTCTAATGATGATGGAAAGTT